TTAGATCTGTATATCTGCCGCTACCCCCCATCCGTAAACACTCGAAAATTGCGAGACCAATACGCGGTTTGCTTGACCAGAGACACCCAAATTACCCGCGATACCAGAATAAAACGGCTTATGGGTTTCAACCTCTGACAACAATGTTTGCCCATCAAAAAATTGCACCAAATATCGCTCTTCAGTTTCGCCAAGTGGCACCTCTCCTGCCCAGCTATCTGCGTCAATACGAGTTTGACGAATCCAGCTTAGGGTCACATTATCGCTCTCTTTCGTAGCTTTCACATGGACAGGCGCGAGAGGCCGCAAATATCGGCCCGCATAAGTAAGCTCGCCAGAATCTCCGTCACGTCCGTTGGCACTGCATGCAAAACTCACAGTTTCTTGTAGAAAATCGGCGCTTAACGGCATGTCAAACACACCTTGGTTAAGCCAGATCACCCGCGCACCAGAGGGGATAATTGGCATCATATCGGCGGCGCTACCCTCAAGCCCGCGCAGCAATACTGAGCCGCTATATCTGTCTGGCCCGACAAGCACCATGTCGCGCACTTGCAGCACCTCCCAGCCTGTCTCTGTTTCAACAGCAAGTTTATTGCCGCCGCTTAGCAAAGCCATGTCCTCAAGCGAAGCAAATCGGCTATTCGGCATGAAAATATCAAACCGATTGGTTCTGTCCCAGCGGTTATGCGGTCCTGATGCTAAATCGGTGAGGAGCGCGCCAATACGCAATTCTATATTTGCAGCTATAGTCTCCAACGGGCCTGTGATGTCTACGGCTTCAAACGGAGTCATAATTGCGCCCAGTAAAGGCCCCGCATAAGGCCCCGGAATATCAAATGCAAAACAGGCAGGACGGCCTTGAAATATTGGAGCCGCCGCTGAGTTCGGTGTGCTACCAAAAGCTTGAACGCGCGCGTCAGACTGCACGCGCGTTAGCGATAAACGTGCCGTATCGCCCGTGTCCAAATTATCTAATCGCCAGACACCTGCGTAATCTGTAAGGCTTATTTTATCTCCAACCTCATAGGACAAAGCCGACAAAGGCGTTAAGTTTAAAGACAAGTTTTGCAAAGATAAGTGATGCGTATCTAATTGTTGTTCGGCGAGGAAACTGGCATAATTTTGATCCATCACTAAAGGGAGACGAACATCTGCAATACGGACTGTCTCTGTATCGCGATTACGTGCAGAAATTGAGCCTAATTGATAGTCATTTGAGATGTCGATAAAATGCACGCGCACATCGCGTAAAGCTTGGTCTAGATCATCTTTTCCGAAACTTATTGGGTCTATCAAATTCTGTTCAAAATATTGCGCATCTAAGGTGATTACTGGCGCATTATCTGGCGATTGAAAAACGAGCTTTCCTGCGCGTTCACTCAACTCCAAATTCAATATATCCATAAGCGGAGCCAAGGCCGCTCGCGCGCTCATAGGTCGATCAATATGATAGCCTTGTAATACACCGTTAAGGCCCGTAACATCTAAATTATCTAGCCCGGTTTGGCGTGATAAATCCTCAACAACATAGCTAATTGGCATAAGCCCCATACGGCCCGTAAGCCAATGTCCGACTTGCCAATTTCCGCCATCTGACCACACTGATTGGCGCGCAGGGAAATCAGGAAATGGCCGCGCATCCCACGCCCAAACTGACATCATATCTGTATCAATCATGGGCTGATTATAAGTTAGGGATATGGGGTTTATCTGCGGGTTTTCCCAATAATTAATTAAAGCCTCTAAGTAATGCCGCTGTATTAAATCATCGCGTGAACCATCTGAAAAATATGGTGTTTTGCTTTCAGCGCTTTTCGGATCAGAGAATACATTAGGTTGATTAGCGCCGTTATGAATAGCTGGGCATCCGATTTCCGTAAACCAAATAGGCTTGCTTTGAGGCCGCCATTGCGTGGGAGTATTTAACTCGGCCCCATTACGCCGCTCATAATGCGGATTAAGCCACCAGTTGCGGACATCTTTATAACGAAATACCCAAGGCTTTTGCGCGGCGCCATCCGTAATATCGGCGCGATTTTGTGCAGCCCTATCGGCGGCGCTGCCGTAGAAATAATCATAGCCTTCTCCGCCCTCAATTTGCGAAGATAAATATGCCGCATCATAGATGTTATCAGCATCCAGCTCGTCTAAATGCGCTCTATCATCGCGCCAGTCAGATAGCGGGAAATACGCATCAATCCCAACAGCCGTAATCGCGGAATCTGCCCATAAATCATCTAAGTGATAAAACACATTTTCGCTGCCGTCTTGGGGTTGATAGCCGAAATATTCTGTCCAATCCGCAGCGTAAGTTATGCCCGTATTCACGCCTAACATAGTTCTCACATCTCGAGCTAATTGGATCATTTTTTCTACGGCAGGGAAGGCATTATTTTGATCGCGTAAAGTCGTCAAAGCGCGCATCTCAGAGCCAATAACAAAACGGTCCACCCCGCCAGATCTGCGCGCTATATTGGCATGGTATAAAATAAAGTTTCGATACTTATAATCTGCCGCGCGGTGATGATCTTCGCCGGCACCGATAGAGAAGTCTGCCAGTGATGCATTCCCAAAAAATGCCGAAACCTGACGACGCGTTTGAGACGTTTTATCTTGCGTTGCTGCAATGCGTCCGCGCCACGGAAAGGCGGGCTGAAAACCAGACCCGCTTAGATTTGGGAGTTGATTATCAGGCGGAATATCCATCAGAATAAACGGATAAAGCGTTACAGAAAATCCGCGAGATTTGAGTTCACGAATCGCGCCAATTAGGCTCTCATCAGATGGCGACCCGCCAAAGTTTGGGCGGCCATCGGCATTACTACTGACCAGATAAGCGCGGCCGCGATCATCGCGCCCAACTTGCCATTTCGTATCGCGAATAACGCGCTGACGGCGTTCAACACCAGGCCGAATGTCGCATTCTGCGCAGCGTAAATCCGAGCCGAACCACGCTGAAATAATCGACACATTTTTACAATTCGGAAGCTGCGCCTCAAGTTGATCAAGCGCTAGCTCAATATCGGCCACGCCAGAGAGATTATTCATATTGACGGGGCGGCTCACCCCAGGGCGCGGGCTTTCTTCGATGATATTTGGCGCGTAAGAAAACTCACCCGATCCGGGTAGCAAACAAACGCTCTTAATTAAATGCTCTAAACGCGGCGCCGCATTAGGGCTTTGTGGCACACGAATAACCTCCGCGTTTATCTGCGGCAAGCGCGCGCCAAATTCATCGAGCGGAAAGTCTTCGAACACCACATAAGCTGTCCCGCGAAAAGCAGGCACATCTCCGCCTTCGGTCGCGGCAATAATGGGGTCAGGTGATTGATCTTCACGGCCCGTGTAAGTTCGCATCGTAAGCCCGGCCGTTTGCAACACATTACCATTGGCCCAGATACGATCAACACCTAGGATTTCACCCTCACAGAGGCCAATCGCAAAACTGATGGAATAGCTGAAATTGCGCTGCGTCGGCCCGCCGCCTTTTCCGCTTGAAACACGTTCTTCTGTCGCAATTTCGCGAATATGAGAGGCCAAAGTCGTGCCGGCTGTTTGCAGGGTCGTGATAGCGAGTGTCGTCATAATTTATCTCTTGTATCAAGTGAGGTTTTATGCGGCGGAAAGGCGAAACTATACACCCAGCGCCGCCGCCAATATGGCACTAAATGGCTCTCAACCACCGCCTTGCCCCAATAAGCGTGAAGCAATCGGTCGGGCGCAGAGAGGATACCAATATGCTTGCAGGGCGCGTCTATATGCATACGGAAAACAAGCACGTCACCCGCTTGCGCGTCTTGGTTTGGGATAGGAATAAGGTAGCGCTGCGCCGCTTCATATAAGGTTTCCCGCGCGTTCTGTTCGGCCCAATCTGGCGTGTATGCTGGCGGTATTTCGGGTTCCTCACCATAAAGATCCCGCCAAATACCGCGTATAAGCCCTAGACAATCCGTCCCTGCCCCCCGCATGCTGGCTTGATGTTGGTAGGGCGTATCGAGCCATGTTTTTGCGGTAGATAAAACAGCCGCTCTAGTTATGTCGTCAGTCACTATCGGTAACGCGAGCTTCCATCGCGGCGCTCGCCAATCTGCGGCGTAGCTTGTAGCGCGTCATCCCCAAGCAAATATGGAAAGCCGCGAAAATTCGCCGTATTTGAAAACTGAGATTCGCAGGCTTCATAAGTACGCGGACAAATCGTACCATCAGGGTAATCAGCCAGGTTAAGCCCGCAACGCGCATCGCCAAGCTCTGCATCGCATTGGCGCGAGAATATACGGCCCGTATTGCGTTCTAATTGGGTCGCGAGGCCAAGCCAGTCGGCTTCAAAACCTTCACCGCGCGTTTGCACTTGCCCGACACGGCCAACAGACATCAGAACAAATTGCGAAACATCGTCCCAATTCACGCGGTAATGTGTCAGGCGGGCTTCATCTAAAATTCCCGCTTGTAAACTGTCTTGCGTAAGGTCTGGCAGGTCGAAGGGCAGACGTAACGCGCCGCTATCTGAGGCAAAACCAAGACGGTTTTCTGTATCACTCGCGTCGAAACTATTTTGTGGTGTGTAAAACAGGCCTTTAAATTCAAGCGTCCTGTCATGGTCAGTAAGTCCGATTTTCGTGCCATCTTTAAGCTGCAAAAGCCATAGTGAACAAAGTGTTGTGACCCCGCTATCTATATGGTTTTGTAAGGCGGAATTAATTATTTTCATACTCTAAAACCTCCACCAAAGGAATGTCAGATATTTGCAAAGCGCCAAAATCCTCATAAGCTATATCAAGCCTATCCGTGTCAAACCGCACAGGCACATCAAACTCGAATCCAGCCGTTATCACGACATTTGCGGCGGGCGGCGCGTTTAATTCTACGACGCCGGTTAAGCCGTTAACTGTGAAATCTGACGCAGCTATAAGCTGTCCATTTAAAGCGATGATAACCGTTTCAGCTATGGGTTTTGTAATGATGCGCTGATAGTGTTGCACATCATCAGAATAGGTTTTCATTAATTGAAACCGCCTGCGCTGCCCATCGCCGTTACCTAAGTTTTGGTCAGTCGCTTGGATAGTTTCATCGCCATTGGCGGATGAATACTCTAATAAATCTCGAAACCTAAACCCATATAGTTGACCGCGGCGTAGTTCAAAAAACGCATTTATTTCAACAGCATCTTCACGTGTTTTAATAGATGTACTGGCATTATATTGACGACGTGAGTGATATTGAGTTGTATTACGCACCTCGCGTCCATTGGCAAGTTGCAGGATGTCTGTGCGTCTTTGCGGACCGCCGCTGGCGCCAAACGCTAAGCGCGCAGGAAATTGCACATCGTGAAAATTTGTCATGACTTATGCCTTGAATAATTAATTGCGGCTTTGGCCGCGCTGAACAGCTTTAGCGAGTTTCGAAGCCATTTGACCTTGCGAGTTTTTAAATCCCGCTGTGGCGCTGCTGGCTACATTCATATTGACTGTTACTGATGGCTTGGCGTTTGCGCCGCCACCGCCGCCTACCGCGCCGCCAAGCGCGCCAGATAGAGCGCCGCCAATACCGCCAACAAGTTGCTCAAGTGGCCCCGTTATAAATTGATCGACAGCTAACCGCGCTAGGTCACGCGCTACGCTTTCGGCAAGCGAATTAAAAGACAACTCACCTGTTCTAGCGGCGCGGGTTAACGCGCCCGAAATCCTGTCACCAGCCAGTTCGAATGCCCGCGCCACATTTTCTGCGCCTTCAACACCGCCGCTATTAGCGAAAGTCTCAAGCGCGTTTGCGGAAGTTTCTAAATCATCCATTTAATTATCTTTCTCTTCGGGAAGGTTTGGACCTTCTAGGCTGTCAGGAAAATCGTCCATCAAATCTTTCAAATCAATTTTCGAAAATTGCGCAGGCACAGCTCTGTGACATAATGCAAACCAGTCACGCACGCTCATCTCCCAAAACTCTTGCGGTGATAGATGCATGTGCAAAACCGCCAAACGCAGCCAAATATCAAAAGGCCATGTCTGCGCGGGATCAGATTTCTCGCTCATGACACCTCCCCGAAAGCTTGTTCAATAATGCGGCACACTTTTGGCAAAGCAGCTTGTAATTCAGCTGTTGATATGTGAGCCGCTAACCTGCTCGCATCCATCCGAGAAGGAGCTCGGGGGAGAGATGGACGCAGGAGGCAGGCTAGCAGCTCTCGGGCATCCGACAGCGTCATGCCGCGTAATCGCGCAGCAAGTTCCATCGGGCCCGAAGCTTTAAATCGGTGAGAAATTTCGGCCAAAGCCCCCATCGTTAACCGCAGCGCATAGCGGCGATTGCCGATGATGATGAACTCCAAACCCATTTGATATGTCATTACAGCGCCGTAAATTCTGGCGCGCCTGCACTCACAAGGGTCAACTCAAACGTCGCCTCGCCTTGATATGTGCCGCCATAAGTCAGGCTGCTAAGAATAAATTCACCCGTAATCTGACCAAAGTCAGGAATGATGAATTGATAATTCTGCGCGCTTTGCTCGAAAAAACTTTGGCGCGCGAGGGCGTCAGAGCTTGCATCGCGAAACACACCGCTGCCGCTAATTTCAGCGGACCGTATGCCTGCCCCAGGCAGTAGCTCTTTCCAGCCGCCCGCTGACGCCGTATCAGTAACATCGACAGGGCGCGAATTAAGCCGCAAAGATTTTGTCCGAAGCCCCGCTATAGTAACATAATCACCGGCGGCGTTTTTGATTTTAAGCAGCATATCGCTACCGCGTTGGGCCGTCATAAAGCCTCCTGTTGGATGGTCTGAGTGGAAAAAGACATTCGCAAAAGGCCGTGCATGGTGCGGCCATCTGGGGCGCGTAAAACGTCAACATAAATAGGGTTCACATTAACGATTACGAGTTCCGCATTTGTATTAAGCGCCTCGGCGGTCAACGCATCTGCGATGTAATTTAGACTGCCAAAAACTTCAGCCCGACCTTGATAGCGCGACCAAACATGTAGCGACATCTGGTGAGAGACAAGCTCTGTGCCATCCCCGCCAATATCCACAGAGCGCATTGGCCCGTAAGTCAGATATGGGAAGACAGGGTCTACAGGCGCACTATCATAGAGCCGCGGCGGATCGCCAAGAATTAATTGCATATGGGCGTTAACCGCCAAAGCCGCGTGGACGACCTTAGCAAGCTCCCCTGCGCTACGGGTTAAAATCGCGCTCATTGTTTTTCCTCTTCGCAAATTAAGTGCAAGCGCTCGCGGCGGGTGTCAGGGTCAGAGGCCGCGATAACTCGCAACATACGCTTGCCCCACATAAAGCGCGCACGTTCTGGGAAGTCCTTGCGGTAATGAATAATAACGCGGTAAGTTTGTGTCACAGCAAGCCGTCCGTTCTCGCGGGTTTCAACCAATGCGCGCGGCTTAATCGCAGCCCATAAAGAACGCTGAAACACCCATGACGTGACGCTGCCGCCAAGCTCATCTGGCGTGGTGGACGGCGCATAAAGCCCCACGCGCGTTCGGAGGTCGCCTATCATAGCCGTAACCCTCTATAGGGCATAAGCAGCGCATCGACCATCAGCGGCATGGCAATATCGGCGTCTCCGCGATGCTCATAGCTTTGTGCGATGAGCAGCATAATCGCTTGCCGAATGGGCATAGGAATTTCACTCGCAGCCGCGCCGAATCCCGCTTCGATTTCGATCTGAATGGCATCCACGGATGGGGTGTGCGAGCTTAGTAAACGTAAACTTGCGGGGCGCGCGTGTAAGTTAATTAAATAATCTGACGGATCGAGCCGTTTGGTATCTTCGCCAAAAATACAATCCACAGCAATCACACGTTTAATCGGATGATGATTGATGTAGAGATTCGTGCTTTTGGGTCGGGCTTTCACATAGAGACGGCGGCGCGTTATCAAGGTCACAGATAAATGCGCTTCGATGCGCTCACGCGCGGCTTGAATGAAATCTGTAATTAATTCATCTTCGTCATCATGGTCCACACGCAGAAAGGCTTTTGCGCTCTGTAAGCTAACAGGCTCAACGCTTGGCGGGTTTATATCTTTTATCATTTTGCCTCTCTTCTATCTAATTATGACGACCATTAAAAACCTCGCGCAAATTACTGCGCGAGGTCATATTCGTGATTTCGGGCAAGCGTCTAAGCTGCTGTTCTCAATGTTTTAATTGCATCGAAATCCTGCACGCCGCCGCCGACACGTTTCGTCGTGTAGAACAGCACATAAGGTTTGGCAGAATATGGATCGCGCAGGACGCGGATGCCTTGACGGTCAACAATTAGATAGCCGCGGCGGAAATCACCAAAGGCCATTGCCGTGCTGCCCGCGCTTACGTCTGGCATGTCTTCCATCTCAACAAGCGGGTAGCCAAGCAATGTGCTGGGCTGTCCGGCCTTGGCAGAGGGTTGCCAGATGTAGTTACCGTCAGCATCTTTGAACTTACGCACATCATTGACAGTGCGGCGGTTCATCACGAAGCTGCCGCCTGCGCGGTAGCGTGATTTTGGCGCATAGATTAAATCTAGAATAGCGTCGACAGGTGCGTCTTCGTCAAAGCCGCCCTCGACGCCCGTAGAGATAGCGCCAATTTCACCCCAAGCTTGTGAGCCATTATCGGCTTGAGCATAAGACAGAAAACCGCGCGGTTTATTGATGCCATCACCATTGACGAAAGCCGCCGTTTCTTGCGCTGCAAATACATCGCGCACTTCTTCGGCGAGCCACTGGTCAACGTCTGCTACGCCGTCATCAAGCAAGGCTTGCGTCGCGGCTGGCATGGCGTAAAGCTCGCCTGTGGGGAAGTCGAGAAGCTCAAGTTGCGGCGCGTCTGTTTCGATACGCGTATCGACTTCGCCCGCCCAGCCAGAGGCCGCGCCAGTTGCGCTGACAGGTTTCTTAAACACGGATGTGCCAATAGACCGAACCGTTGCGATGCAGCGCATTGGGGACGCTTCGCGTAGCACGCCGTCAATGCGGCTCTCGGTTTCCATCGGCGCGATGTAGCCGCCATCAGGGTCGGACGCAGATAGCGCTTTGCCTTCGAGAGAGGTCAGCGCAGAGGCGTCGCCCGTGCGGATGAAGGATGACCAAGCCGATTTGGCTTCGCTATTAACATTTTGGCTATAGCTTGGCGCAGACAATGAAACAGATAGGTTTTCAATCTGCTTTGACTGACTATCTAGCGCCGCGTTAAGCCGCGAGACTTTGTCATCGAGTAAAATATCCGCCGAGGCTTTCTTTTCAATTTCGGCAAGGCGTTGATCATTTGCGTCTTTAAACGCAGCGAAGGTTGAGGCAAAATCGGCCTGAGCGGTTTTTAAATCGCTTGGTCCCATTTTTGTTTCAAGTTTAGATGTATGGCTCACGCAATATTCCTTTGTGGTTGAGACAGTTGAGGTTGTAGATTTGGGATGTCGCCAATTTGAGTAATCCGCGCGCTGCGCTGCATCGGGAAGGCGACGACTGAAACCTCCCAAAAATCAAGTTCTGTTAATATGCGGCCCCTGGGGCTGCCGAGTTTGCTGCGGACGCGATAGCCGATTGACAAGCCGCTCACCGCGCCTTCGCGGATAAGGCGGATGGTACGGTCAGCTTGCGGCGTCCCTGCGATCAATCGACCCGAGACAAACAGCCCTGTGCGGTCTTCGGCAATGCGGTCCCATACGCCGATTGGGTTGGCGGTTTCATGGCCAAAGAGCATCGGCAGACGGCCATTTTCAAACTGCAAAATACTGGCTGCAAAGGCCCCTGCTCTAACGCTATCGCCGCCAAGGTCGGTTTGGCCAAACACACTCGCATAGCCGCTAATCCGTAGATCAGCGTCATTTAAATTCGTCATAATTAAATCCTGTTTGGCTAGTTTTCTGGCTGCATCAAGCGGCGTTAGCCAAGCGTAATGGTGCGGTCAAATGAGGGGTTTCGGGCTGCCACTACGGAGCCTCCTCTACGCTAAGGCCCGCCATTACGCGGCGCTCATCATCGGAGATAAAGCTAGCGTCTGATAACCGTCGCCACATCGTTGCGCGTTCTTCGGCCAGAGCTGGCACATCATCAAGGCTTGCGTGAATGTTGAGGTCATCACCGAAAAATGGCTGTAACCACCCCTCAAGCCCGCGCGCGGTTTTACGCACAAGGGGAATAATCGTCTGCCGACAGAAGGCTTGATTGGCCTCTTTATAATTAGCGTAGCTATTGTCGCCGGGTATCCCGAGCAGCATCGGCGGCACGCCAAAGGCCAGAGCAATATCGCGCGCAGCTTCGCGGCGCGTTTGCGTAAAATCCATATCCGAGGGCGACATAGACATGGACTTCCAATCAAGCCCGCCTTCAAGAACCATAGGCCGTCCCGCATGACGCGGCCCTGTGAAATTGCCTTCAAGCTCGGATTTTAAGCGGTCAAACTGTTCGTCCGTCAGGCGCTCACCCTGCCCGCCAGAATATATCAACGCTCCGCTAGGCCGCGCCGAATTATCAAGTAGCGCCTTGGCCCATTGCCCGCCTTGGTTATGCAGGTCAACGGCTTGGGCGGCGGCTTCGAGGGGAGATAGGCCGTAGCAATCATCAGACGGGTTAAATAGGCGCATGTGGTGAATGCCGCAACGCCCAGAGGCTGCATCGCGATTATAGCGGCGCTTATGGCGTCCATTTTCGAAATCCCAGCCGAGGACGCGGCCTGATTTATCAAGCGCTATTTTCATTTGATTATGGCGAAGGGCCTGCATTGCAATCGGCACGCCGCTGGACAGGACGGCTTCGAGATAGGCATTGCCGCCAACTTGGAGGTAGCCGTAAAAGGCTTCCATCGTTTCAGTCGCAGATTGTTGGGGGTGGCTGCGCGTTAGAAAATTAAAGGCTGCGCGGCGGTTTTCATTTCAGGAATAGGCAATGCAGCAGTCTCGCGACTACGAAATGGATTTTTCATAAAGGGCTGTCCTGATAAAGAGCGTTAGAGGCAATTTAGAAACTTAAGTCTCAATTCCGTCGATAAGCTGTTTATAGGGCAAGCGGGGCTGGTGCGGATTAATCCGTCTTATTATTCACTAAAGAGATGTTTTTAAACGCTTTTAAGCGACCTTAAACAAGGACGGGCTTTGCGGCTTATCACCGAGCAAGCTTAAAGTGATACGGTAGTTTTGACGTAGCTCTTCCCGCAAACGGTCATCTCCCGTAATAGAAGCGAGCGTAATCGCAGCGCGATAAGCATGTTTCGCTTTCTCAAGCGTTAAGCGGTTTTCTGTCTTGCGGCCAATACGCAGAAATGCCTCGGCTACGGCGCTTTGTAATTCGACATGCTCCAAGACTGTACTTTCTAATGAGAAATATTTGTTCATTGTGGACAACACGTGAAGCGCTTCATCCAAATGCACTGCGTCATTTTCTTGACGTGCAAGTGTAATATACTCACGAACGAGATCAAACTTGACCTGTGTAATTTCTACATGTGTCGCCTGTAATTGTTCAGATAATTTTGCGCGCTTTAGTGACTTCATAGGGATTTTACCCGATTTTTCTATTGAATTTTTCATAGAACGTCTCCCACAAAGAGTATTAGATGCGAACATGACGCTTTATCGTTAATGGAAACTTAATTGAACCCAGATTGTGGCTGTAATTTGTTCAAAATAACTCACCTTTTATAATTGCCGCATACGCGGGTTAATGCGATTTTTTAGGATAAGTTCATGCACCGCCCAAACAAGTGCATCTACGCGATCAGGACTATGCTTCATTGCAGCTGCGCCCATTAACACCATTTCGTCTTCGAGCGCGTCAAAGCGGCCAATATGAAACACACGGCCTTGTTCATAAAGCGCCGCAACGGGTTCTGCTCGCGCCCGTTTTCCACGGCTTGCATGTACAGTTTTGATAGCTACGTTAGCATCGCATTGATGCAGGATAGTTTTGACCATATCTCCGCCTTGGTTGATTTCGGCAAGGACACAATCTGCATCCCATTCATGGTAGAGTTGGACCGCTCGCTGCGCCCAACCTTCGGGGGTGAGGCCCTGCGTTGAGGCGTCTTGGAGTATATAGGCGTGATTATTTTGCCCCAGCCCCGCCACGATAAGGCCGCACTTATCAGCCTTAGGCCCAGATGTCGCGGGAGGGTCAATGGCGATAATAATGCGATGTAGGTCAGGTATTTCCGCACAACGCGATCTCTCGATTAAAGCTCGAGTCCATAGAGCGCCCGCATGATCTGTAATTAAATCGCCATCTAACTCCTGTCGCCCAAGCTGCGTTCCGCCGTAAGTTGCTTCCATCGCTTCAAGAAAACTCGGCGCGAGATGGGCCGCGTTGTCATAAGTCTTAGCGCGGGACACGACAATTTTTGGCAGTTTCAGCAAAGCCTTTAACGCAGGCATAGGCCGCGGCGTTGTTGTCACCACAAGACGCGTATCGCGGCCAAGGCGTAAGGCAAAGCGTAAATTTGATAAGGTATCTTCGGGGTAATTCCAGGCGCAAAACTCATCCGCCCATGCCGCGTCAAATTGCGGGCCGCGCAAACTATCTGGGTCTTCAGCGGAGTAAATATGGCCAACCGCCCCGCTTGGCCACTCGAGCCTACGCCGAGACGATATAAACCGAGGACGTTCGGCGGGGAATCCAATATTAAGCAGCCCGCTCTCTCCTTCAAGCATCACCTCACGCGCATCGGCCAGGCTTGGCGCGACAAGCGCAATATGACGGCAGGCTTTATCTGCGACTTGGGCGCGTATCCATTCTGCGCCTGCGCGGGTTTTTCCGCTCCCCCGTCCGCCCATCAAAAGCCAGACACGCCAGTCAAAAATCGGCAAATTAAAATCTATTTGGTCGTCGCGCGCGAGCAGTTCCCAATCATGGCTCATCGCCGTCAGGTCGTTGCCGTTCAT